CCACTAACGCAGCCACGTTTCAGATCTTTGGCAACGCCGTAGAGACAGGCACTTTTGCCCGCTTGTATGACGCCAGCGGATCAGCCGCCGACATTACGCTAGCGCCTAGTGCTACGGTAGCTACGGTGTACGCCCTGCCAGACGCTGCCTATGCGCTGCCCTTTACCAAGATCGTAAGCGGATCAACCAACAGCGATTGCGCTGCAACTGTCGTCGTAAAAAGCTGACGTGCCTACCCGTATCCCCACTCACAGGCCGCTGCGTTTGCGTTCGTCGCGCCCGCGACGCGATGAAACGGCCAGACCAAACGCGGCAGCCCGTGGGTACTGCTCGAGGTCTCACCGATCCTGGCGGCTGGCCGTGCTGACAAGGGATGCGTGGACCTGTCAGAGATGCTGGCGGGTTGCCGATGGCCACAAGGAGGCCCACGCAGACCACGTCCTGCCTATCGCACAGGGCGGCGCACGGTACGATCTAGCCAATGGGCAGACCCTGTGCCACGGGTGCCACAGCCGCAAGACGGGCCAGGAGCAGCGGTAGGGGCGGGCTCGACCCCACCACCCCCTCCCGGTAGGGGGGGGTCAAAAGTCTGGACCGAAAGCAACCGGAAACCGCTCGGCTTACTTTTGCGTACACGTCCGCACTACAAACGAGGTTTTTCCCGTGCCCCGCCATCCAATGCCCGCCGCCGTGAAGGAATTGCTAGGCAATCGCGGCAAACGGAAAATAAATCCCGACCTGCCGTCCGCACCAGGCGCACCGCCGATGCCGAAGCGGCTGCTGGTCGAGCCAGCCGCCGTAGAAAAGTGGCAGGAGCTGGTCCCGGTGCTGCTCGAGCTGCGGACCCTGACGCTTGCCGACGGCGAAGCGCTGGCGGTTTTGTGCGAGGTGTACGCTGCATCGCAGGCGTGCCTGCTTGAGCTGCGAGCGGGTGGCGTCGTCCTTAAGACAGGCCTAGGCGGAATCAAGCCAAACCCCGCCGGGGCGTTGTATCGCAGCCTTGTGGCGTTGCAGGCGTCGCTAATGGGCGAGTTTGGGTTGACTCCGTCCAGCAGAGTGAGACTAGGTGGCCACGAAGAAACGCCAACAGACGAAGTGTCCGAGTTCTTCCGCGTCCACGGCGCTTGAGCTAACGCCGGAGGGCCAGGCCAAATACCTGCGCGCAGTGGCGTTTTTTGAGCAAGTGCTGCGGCACAGCAAGGGCGCAAACGCAGGCAAGCCGTTTACGCTGCTGCCGTGGCAGCATCACGTCTTGCGAGAGCTGTTTGGCCGGCTCAACCCAGACGGCACGAGGCAGCACCGAATCGGCTACATCGAACTGCCCAAGAAGCAGGGCAAGAGCACCACGCTGGCCGGGATCGCCCTGTATATGGCGGCCTTTGACTCTGAGCCTGGCGCGGAGGTCTACGGTGCAGCTGCTGACCGTGAGCAGGCAGGCATCATCTACAGAGAAGCGGCCAGCATGGTGCGGTCGTCGCCGGCCTTAAGCAAGCACCTCGAGGTAATTGACAGTCGCAGAACCATTGTCCACAAGGCGAGCAACTCGTTTTACCGGGTGCTGTCGGCCGATGCCTTTCGGGCCGAGGGCCTCAACATCCACGCCTTGTTGTTCGACGAGCTGCACGCCCAGCGGGATCGCCGGCTGTGGGACGCTTTGCGGTACGGCGGGGCCGCTCGCCGTCAGCCCCTGCTGTTGTCGATCACTACGGCTGGCTACGACAGAAAAAGCATCTGCTGGGAGCAGCACGCCTACGCGGAGCGGTGCATCGCCGATCCCACCGTAGACCCGCACTTCTTTGGCTGCATCTACGCTGCCGGGCCTAACGACGACTGGCAATCGGAAAAAACCTGGCACAAGGCTAATCCGTCGCTAGGCCAAACGATGACGGTTGATTCGTTTGCTGCCGATGCCCGAGAGGCAGAGCAATCACCGTCCAAACTGAATTCGTTCCTGCGCTATCGGCTCAACGTGTGGACCACGCAGGACGTGCGATGGTTGTCGCCGGATTCGTGGGCCCGCTGCGGAACGCCCCTGCGGGACGATCTTGAGAAACGGAAGTGGTACGGCGGCCTGGACCTGGCCAGCACCACCGACCTATCGGCGCTAGTGCTGGTGAGCCACGCCGACGACGGCACGTTTGACGTAATGCCGTTCTTCTGGGTGCCCGAGCAAAACGCAGCAGAGCGGACGCTGCGGGACCGCGTTGACTACCTAGGCTGGATTAGAGACGGACACATCCGGGCCACCGACGGCAACGTCACGGACTACGACGTGATCCGCCGCGACATCGTGCAGCTGTCGCAGCAATACAACATTCGGCAGATTGGGATCGACCGCTGGAACGCCACACAACTGGCGACGCAACTGCAAGGGGATGGCATAGATGTAGTAGGTTTTGGACAGGGATTCGGCTCAATGTCCAGCCCGAGCAAACGCACGGAAAACCTAGTTTGCGGCGAGAAGCTACGACACGCCGGCCATCCTGTGTTGGCGTGGATGGCGGCTAACGTGGCGGTGCAGAGCGATCACCAAGGCAACATAAAGCCAAGTAAGGCTAAGAGCACGGAGCGAATTGACGGCATGGTGGCACTGGTGATGGCACTGGGCATCCACGCCACAGCCACGGCCCCGCCGCCTGAACAATCCTGGGACATAGTCACGATATGATCGCACGCACCGAGAACGCAGACGACGAAAAAAGCTATCGCATCATCGACCTGCGGAACTCATACGGATCGGGCTGGGACGAGACCCCGGACAGAACGCCCGCTGGCGTCCGAGTCACGCCAGAGACGGCGCTGCAGTGCAGCACGGTGCTAGCGTGCGTGCGGTTGATTGCGGAAAACGTGGCAACGGTCCCGCTGCACGTCTACGAGCGGATGGCGGCCGGCGGCAAGCTACGCGCCCGGAGCCTGCCGCTGTATCGGATGCTGCACCAGCAGCCCAACGGTTGGCAAACATCGTTTGAGTTTCGGGAAATGCTGACCGCGCACTGCCTGCTATACGGCAATGCGTTTGCTGAGATCCGGCCTGGTGCGTCAGGTGCGGTGAGCGAGCTTTGGCCGCTGCACCCAAGCCGAATGAAAGTCGAGCAGCTTGAGGACTGCACTCTCAAATACTGCTACCGAGAGCAACGAGGCACGGAAACGATCTACCGGCAGGACCAGATCCTGCATTTGCGGTGGCTGTCTAACGACGGGGTAGTAGGCATGCTGCCGATTACCCTATCGAAAGATGCAATTGCCCTAGCCCAGGCCCTTGAGACTCACGGCGGGGCCTACTTTGGCAATGCCTGCCGGCTGTCGGGGCTTATGGAAAGCGATAACGCTATCACGGTTGAGACGGCCGAGCGGCTGCGGGAGCAGTTTGAGCGTCTGCACCGAGGTGCAGATCGAGCGCATCGCACCGCAGTTCTGCCGCAGGGCGTCCACTGGAAGGACGTGCAAAGCACAAACGAGGCCAGCCAGTTTCTCGAAACCCGGCAGTACCAAGTGATTGAGATCTGCCGTGCCTACCGGGTTGACCCCAGCTACGTGCAGGACAAAACCAAGGTCGGCTACGCCAGCCAAGAGCAAGCCGCCATCGACCTAGTGCAGCAAACGCTTCTCCCTTGGTTCCGCCGCTGGGAGTCGGCGATCACGAGAGATCTGATCGTCAAAGATGACGTGTTCTTTGCCGAGTTCGACACCCGTGGCCTGCTTCGCGGCGACCTGGCGGCCCAGGCCAATTGGCTACAGACAATGCTGAATACAGGCATTTACTCTGTCAACGAATGCCGCGAAGTGCTGAACATGAATCCGATTGGCGTCGAAGGCGACCAGCGATACATGCAGTCGAACCTAACGACCATGCAGGGGATTGCCGCAGACGCTGCGGACGTGGGCAGCGCTGGCGAGCCGTCGCCGGCGGACAAGGCCAGAAAAAAGCCTCGAGCAAAAGGACCGAAGCATGACAAAAACAATTGAGCGTCGAGACCTCCCGCTGCCGCTCATGGTTGAAACCCGTGAAAACGGCTCGCCGGTAATCCGTGGCATGGCCGCCCGCTATCGCACCCGCAG